GATCACGGGGCCGATGCAAAAGCGCCAGATTGAAGCTGGCGGCGGCGGGCGGCGCTGGCAGGGTTCGCCCATGCTGAACGCGCCGCAAGCGTCGATCCTTGCCGCCCGCGCGCCAGCCAAGGCCCGCGCGGCGGCGCTTTCGATGAACAACCCGACGGCGGCGCGGATCGTGGAAACGTGGCTTGCGGCGCTGGCTGGCAAGGGCTGGCAGGCGCTTTCACAGCACCCGGACCCGGCGACGCGGCGGGCGCTGAACAATGAGTTTGAAGGGCAGATGCTGGCTTTGCTGCCCGTGGCGGTGCGCGCCCTGGTGCGCGACGGTGAGGCATTTATCCGAACATCCTTCGGGGGTCATGGGCCCGAAGGATACCGGCAGGCGGCGTTTGTCTCCGTAGCGCTGCCTGCCGACCAGATTGACCCGTCGCTGACCCGCGATCTGGGCAACGGCGGGCGCATCATCGCCGGGGTGGAGTTTGACGCAAGCGACCAGATTATTGCCTATCACATTCTGCCCGATGCCCCCGGAACCCCGTTCGGGATGATCGGGCAGGCGGTGCGGGTGCCGGTGCGCGAAGTGCTGCACATCTTTGACCAGCTTTTCCCCGGTCAGGTGCGCGGCATTTCATGGCTTGCGCCGATCTTGCTGAAACTGGCGGACTTTGACGCCGCGTCCGACGCCATGCTGATGACGCTGAAGGTGCAAAGCCTGATGACGGGCTTTGTGCGCGACGCCGAAGGCGGCACGGCGGGGTTCGAGGCGACCGACGGCAGCGTGAACGTGAGCCTTGAACCGGGCGCTATGCGGGTTCTGCCGTTCGGCGCAGAGGTGGAATTTTCGCAACCCGGTCAGGGTCTGTCGCAGGCCGTCGAATTCGTGAAAGGCCAGCAACGCGAAATCGCCGTCGGTGTCGGGCTGACTTATGAACAGGTGACGGGCGATCTGTCGGGCACCAACTATTCAAGTGCCCGCGTCGGCTTGCTGGAATTCCGGCGTCGCGCCGAAATGCTGCAACGCACCCTGATCGAAGCGCAGTTGCTGCGCCCGCTGTGGCGGCGCTGGATCGACGCCAAGGCATTGGCGGGCGAAATCGGTGCGAGCGAAACCGAATTGGCCGACTATCGCGCGGTGAAATTCGTTTCGCCCGGCTGGGCTTGGGTCGATCCCCTCAAGGAAGTTAACGGCGATATCCGCGCCATTGAGGCGGGCTTGAAGTCCCGCGCCGAAGTGGTCGCAGGCCGTGGCCGCGATATCGAAGAACTGGACGAAGAAATCGCGGCGGACAGGTTCGCCCGCGCAATCAAACCTACAGGAGTCTGAAATGCGAAATTCCCTCTATTCGGGCGACAACGTGACGCTGCCCGCGCCCTATGCCCTAGATTCGGGGCAGGTGGCACAAGTCGGTTCGATCATCGGTGTGGCGCAAGGGGCCGCTGCATCCGGTGCCGACGTGGTGCTTGTTCGCCAGGGCGTTTTCACCCTGACCAAGACCGCCGCGCAGGTGTGGACCCTTGGCCAGACCCTGTATTGGGACAACACCACGCGCGCCGTCACCACGACGGTTGGCTCGAACAAGATGATCGGTGCCGCCTTCGCCGCTGCCCTTACCGCCGACACGGTGGGGCAGGTGCTGCTTGACGGCGCGATCCGCTGACAGACAGGAACCGGAACCATGACCATTCACCTTCGGGCAGCAAACATCCGTCCGGCCACCTTCAACGCAGAAGCCCGCACCATTGAGGCAATCGTTTCAACCGGGGCGGCGGTTGCCCGTCCCGGTTACAGCGAAGTGCTGGACCTGCGCGGCGTCGATCTGGCGCGGCTTGTCGGTGCCCCGGTGCTGGACGGGCACCGCCGCGACACAACCCGCGATCAGTTGGGCGTGATCGAGGCGGCGCGCATGACGCCAGAGGGCTTGCTTGTGGTGATCCGGTTCCGCGAATCCACCGCGGCGCAAGCCGTGATGACCGACGTTGCCAACGGCAGCCTGCGCGGGCTGTCGATTGGCTACACGATTGAACAGACCCGCGAGGCCAAAGACGGCACCAAGCGGGTTCGCACCGCAACGAAATGGACGCCGATTGAAGTGTCCATTGTCCCGGTTCCCGCCGATCCCGGCGCACATTTCAGAAATGGAGAAATCACCATGCCGACCACCGAAGATGAAGTGCAGGTGCAAACCCGCGCTGAAATGAACACCGAGATTCGCAGCATCGCCGAACTGGCGGGGCTGGACCGGGCTTGGACCGACGCGCAGATCGACGCCGAGGCGACGCCGGAAGCTGCCCGCGAACTAGCTTTTACCGCTATGGCGCAGCGCCAGGCGCAGACCCGGACCCGCACCACGGCGCAGATCACGTTCGACCACAACGACCCGGCGGTGTTCACCGCCCGCATGGGCGAGGCGATCCATGCCCGGATGAACCCGGCGCATGAACTTTCCGCCCCGGCGCGCCAGTATGCGAACATGCGCCTGCCCGACGTGGTGCGGGAAGTGGCGCGCCGCCACGGCATTGCGGTGCAAGGGCTGTCCGACAGTCAGGTGTTCACCCGCGCGGGCAGCATGGTCACGGGCGATCTGGCGGGCATCCTTGGCGACAGTGCCGGGCGCAGCCTGCGCACTGCCTATGACGCCGCCCCGTCCGGTCTGCGCCCCGCTGCGCGGCAAACGCAGTATCCGAACTTCAAGGTGCAAACCAAGTATATGCTTGGCGACGCCCCGGCCTTGAAAAAGGTGCTGGAAGGCGGCGAATACCCGATGGGTTCGGTTGCCGAGTCGGCGAACACCAACTCACTGGCGACCTTCGGCAGCATCATCCCCTACACCCGGCAAATGTGGATCAACGACGATCTGGGCGCGCTGGCCGACTTTTCCCGGCGCATGGGTATCGCGTCGCGCGAATTCGAGAACGCGCAGCTTGTCACCGCCCTGACCAGCAACCCGGTTCTGGCTGACGGTCTGGCGGTGTTCGTCGCTGGCCACGGCAACCTTGACGCCGCTTCTGCGCCAAGCGTCACCAGCCTGAACGCAGGCCGGGTGCGGATGCGCAAACAGACTTCGGCGAACGGGATGCCGATCAATGCCGCGCCCCGCTATCTGATTGTGCCGCCCGAATACGAAACCATCGGGGAACAGTTGCTGACCACGCTGGCAGCAACCGCCGTCGCCGATGTGAACCCCTTCGCCAAGCTGTCGCTTCTGGTGGAACCCCGCCTGACCAACGCGACGCAATGGTATCTGGCGGCGGACCCGGCGAACATCGACGGGCTGGAATATGCCTATCTTGAAGGCGCACCCGGCCCGCAGGTCGAAACGACCGTCGCCTTTGAGGTGGACGCCATGATGATCAAGGTTCGGCTGGACTTCGGCGCGGCGTGGATCGACCATCGCGGCTGGTATCGGAACGGATAATGGCGATCGACCCGACCGAACTGGAAACTCTGCGCGACGCCCTGATCAGGGCGCGCGCTTCCGGCGTCCGGAAGACGCAGTACGACGGCAAGCAGTTGGAATACGCCAATGATGCGGAAATGGCCAAGGCCATTGCCGATCTGGAAACCCGCATCCGCAACGCCAGCGCCCCCCGGCCCGGCAGCATCACGTTTGCAACGTCGAAGGGCATGTGATGCCCGAAAGAGCGCGAACAGGATGCACAAATCGCCCGGCAAGCGGGATTAATGGGAAAAGTCCCGCTTGTCTTTCTGCCCGTTCGCGCTTACTGTTGGGAAATATTCCAAGAAAGGGCGGTGCTGTGAGCATCACAACTGAAATCTGGGCAATGTTCGCCAGCGAAACCGGGCTTCCGTTCAAGGAAGCGTCCGAGATCGGGCGCCGCATCCGGGAACAGGGTCTGTTCTCGAAACATACGCGCGCCAAGGAAAGCCAAGTGATCACTGACACCGACCTTGCCAACCTGATCATAGCGGGGATGAGCGGACTTCCCCCGCAACAAGCGCACCTTGCGGTCCGGCGGCTTTCCGATGCGTCGGTATTCAACGGTGACTACAAGCACATAGATCAGGACAGGGCGGCGTTCGAAGAATTCGGCGCGCCGTTGACCGTGTTTCTGGACCCCGAACATACCTTCACCGAGGCCGTTGCAGCCTTGTTCGGTATGGCGCGCAAGGGTCCGTCCGTCTTTGAAAAAACTTTCCGATACACTTGGGTCAGCATCGACCAGCGGCGATT